AGAAGGAAATCCACCTTCAATCAACAAGTATGTTCCATCTTGTAACTTAATATTATCATTAGGTGTATCAGTTCTTCTATCTCTATACCTATCTTGTCCTCTGTGTGAAAACCTAGTAGCAATTGTCATTGTGTTAGTTCAGTTATCCTTGCAGTTCCATCTGTAGATCCAACTCTTAATACAGCTACTTTTGTAGCAGGAGTAACTCTAAAATATTCTGGTGTAAATGCAGGTACAATTAAACTTGATGACGTTGCAGTAGGTGAAGTTGCGTTCATTTCTACATAAGCATCAACAGTTGTAACAATTCTTATTTCTCTTGTTTGTGCATCAAATGCGTTAGAGGTTGCAGCAGATGAGCTACCAACAGCTACAGTTTGTGTAGTCTCTGTTTTAAATGTAGTAGGTGCTTTATAATCAGTCATAATTACTCCGATAACTCTGAAATGTACAATGAACCATTACCAGAAGATCTAATCACAGATATGATATTACCTGGTGCTACTTTAAAATATTCAAAATCTTTTGCAGCTAAAGGTGTCATAGCAGCAGTTGCTGTAACCGCAGGGTTGCTAATTGATATGTGGCAATCAGTTGTAGCGTACAATCTAACATATCTAACTTGATCTGATATAGCAGAGCTATTTGCAGCACTTGCTGTATAGTCTACTTTCTGTACAGTTCCTGTTAATTTATAATACATAATGTTCCTTAGAATGATTCTAAAGAGGGAGCCGAAGCTCCCTCACTTAGATTATTGGTTGATATCGAGAAGAATACCGTGTGCGGCTTCGTTTCTCATTTCAAGTGTGTACTCAGCTAAAAGTTGTTTCTTCTCAGAGTCACCAGTCTTTGCAAGATCAGTTACTGAAAAGTCTCTTAGGTAAGCAACTGCAGCCATATCTCTTTGGATTAGGAATGCATTACTTTCACTTGTTGTTGCCATAACTCTGTTTGGAACAACTTGTAGATCACCAAAGTCGGATGAGTAAACATCAATAGCTGCATACTCAACTTTAGAATCTGCTTGTCCAAATCTAGTAGTGTTAGCGTTGAAACCAGATATAGTTTGTTTCACAGATGGTGGAACAATTAACATATCCATTTCTCCGCCTGACTCATAAACCTCTTTGATAACAGTCTTTAAGATTGTTTCAGTAAGGTCTCTGTCAGTACCAGAGTTAGGTAAGTCTGTACCAGAGCCAGTAGATAAAGCTCCGCCAGATCCTGCATCACCATTAGTTTTAATCCATGTAGGGATTGATCCTAATTTTCTAGCGTTTGATGCATCACCGACAGCTTGAACTTGACCTTTAATAAGAACAAATTCCATGTCCTTCTTTAATTCTTTCGACTTCTTAGCGATTTGATATGCCATTTCGTCAGCTCTACCTGCTGCATCAACAGCTGATTGAGTACCAGAAAGTGCAATCACTTTGTCAGAAATCTGAGTAAAGTTAAATGCTCTAGTTGTTGCAGTCATAGCATCAATAGTTGCATCGTCACCTTCGATAACTGCGTTTGCAGCAGGTGCAGCCAATGCATCTAGTTGCCATTCATGCTTTGTAGATTTTGCAGCGGTTCTTGGAATCGCTGAAAGTATTGGGGTATCTTCAGGAGATATGTTATAAATCACATCTACTAAATCTTCCCTAATACCAGTGGTATCGTACGTATCGTACAAGTTACTTGGTTGTGCCATTTGGGCCTCCTATTAATTAAAGAAAATCTCTAAAGACTTTTGCGGCATCTCTAACGCCACCAGTCTTCTTGAGATGATTTAGTTTATCTCGTCTTTGCTTAGCAGCTTGTTCGGCTTTAGTTTTTGGTACTCCAGGTTTTACAACCTTTGGAGCTTGAGCAACTTTCTTTGTTACTTTGACATTTGACTTTTTAAGTTTGTTATATGCCATAGCATCTCTAATAAGAAGAACTTGTCTTGAATCATATACGCTATTTATTTCTTGATCATTATAACCAAGTTTCATTAAATAAGATCGCATATCTGATTTCATCTTTGATGCTTTAGCAGGATCACTAAACTCAGGTATCAAGGTAGCAACTTTATTTTGTTGCTCTTGAATATATTTTTGAAACTCATTCATTTGATTTTCTTGAGTCTCTCTCTGAATTTGTTGAAGATTCTCTGCTCTTTTACGCATCTTGTGTTCTAGCTTTGCAGCTTCCACAGGGTCATCTTCATATAGTTTTTCAAAGTCTATGTTGCTATATTCTCTTTGCAGCTCTTGTTGAGCCATGCCAGTTAGCTGGTTTAACTTAGACAATTTTTGATTTATCTCTGATTGAGATTGTTGCAATAAATCATTGTACTTTGATTTCTCTAAAGACAATTCCGATGTTTTGCGTGTGTAATCAGCTTCCCTTTGATACCCTCGAAGTAGTTCGTCAAGGGTCACCTCCATCTCACTGCCATCAACTTTGACAGTATATGCAGGCTCCTCCGAACTTTCATTAATATCTTGTGTCGCTTCTTCTTCTAGTTCTTGCTCCATATATGGAACGTCACTAGGGTTTACAGTTTCTTCATCCTGTGATTCTTCTACAGGTGCAGCTTCTGCTTCTTCAACTGGTTCTTGTGTTTCAGTTGCTTCTTTTTGTTCTGGTTCAGGTTCACTAGTCATTAGACCAGCAATAACTTTACCAGCGTCAATTACATTAGTAGCTTTATCAGCCATAATTCACTCCTTATAGGTTGGTGTTATATTAGCACTCCGAATGGTTGGTGCTATTTTTTTAGATCTTGCATTTGTTTATCTGCAAGTTTACCAGTCTCCATAACTGTACGGAGATGGTTTTCAACTTTACCTAATATCTGATATGCCAGGTATATGGAAAACCTAGCTTTATCATCTGTTGGTTTAGTTTGAAATATCGCTTCTTCATATGACTTTTTTAATTCGTCAAATGATTCTTTGTATAATTCGTTATCTAGTATCTGTTGAGCTTTTACGCCTCGACTACTTTCTTTGATCAGGTTCGACATCTATTGCTATTGTTGTACTACTTACTGGTTGTTCTGGTTGTAATATATTTTTAGTAGCTGCGTCAAGCATTTGTTTATTAGTATCGCTTAAACCTTTTTGTTCTAATGATGCTCGTCTTATAGCTTTCTCATCAATATCAGCAGCATACTTAAGTTCAAGTTCTTTAGCCCTTGTTTCAAAATCTAATATCATTCTTTGATACTTAAGCTCTAGTTCTCTTAATCTATTTTCATAGTTCATTTGAGCTTCAGCTGCTTTTTGTTGCGTCTGTATTTGTGATACTTTTTCAAACTCTGTTGGTGGTTTTTGTTGTGGTCTCATCATTTGAGATCCTATACGAGGATCTGTAAAGTATGAACCTACATCTTTTAATCCTGCATTCTCAATAATTCTAGCTAGTGTATTATAAATATTATTTAAATTTACAACTGGACCTTGTGCTGATCCTTGTAACTTAATAGCTTCTAGTTGTCTTCCAAGAATACCATTTAATATTTGTAGTTGTTGATCTCTTGATCCTGTACCAAGTCCTACATGAATTGTTACATTGCAACGATCTTTCCATTCCATTGGATTCATAGGTACAAAGTTATTTCTAATTTTTACTATGCGTTCTTTGTCTTGATACTTAACTACAAGCTCAAACATTTTCTTAAATAAATCTTTAACACCTGTTTCTGCAAAGACTCTTGCAATTAATTCTAATCTCATTTGTGATTGAGATAATATTGTATTTATACCTGATGCAGTTTTATTAAGTGTATCAGTATCCATACCCTGATTATATTTAGTAATACCACTTCGTTCCTCTTTTATGGTATCTAAATAAGTTAATAATGGGAATGCCTGATTGCTTAATGGTTGATTTTGCATAGCCATCATAACTTGTCCTGGTGCAGCTTTAGTTCTAACTATGCCTCCAGGTCTGTTAGTTAATAGATCATCAAGGTTAACTTGACCATCCATTACAGCAACTCTGTTATTATTAGTTAGATACATATTATCTAACACTTGTCTTAATACAGTAGATTTAATTAACTGTATGTCTTCTACTAATTCTGATACTGATCTACCATAGAATCTATGTGGTACAATGATAGGTGTTATTGAACAGAATGGATGTGAATCTACAGGAACATTATCTAGTATTGTATAACCATTATCTCCTGCACTAGTTATCTTTCTCATCTCAGCAATACCATCACCATCCATATCTACTTTAATGTATGATTCGTAAATAATTATTTCTTCTGTAGATCTATCTCCAACAGTTCTATCATAATCATCATCTACATTTCTGTAACGAGTAGATCGTTCTGAATTGTATTGTTCTTTATTCTCAGATGGTAATTCATAAACAGTATCATAATCAAAACCCATTTCTATTAATGAGCTTCTAGTCATAGGTACTTTATGACATACAAAGTTAGCATCTTTCAAAGACTTAGCTTGTCTTTCAATTAAAAATTCTTCAGGTGGTATTGGTTCTATTTTTACACGACCTATTGTTTGTGATCTTTGTATAACAACATCATGCATCATAGGAGTTTCTAGATTGTCTAGTTGCTCTTGAGCGTCAACAGCCAATAAAGCATCTCCTGCTTCATCAATTTCTTTTTGAGCTTTCTCTTTTTGTTTTACAAATGTTTCACTTATGTACTCAGTATGTTCTAATACTTCTACACCGTCTTCTTCAATTAACATATTAAACTCATCATCAGATAAGTTTTCGTATGTTTCTCTTTCTACCTTTTCAGAATCATCCCAATATACTTTGCAAATACCATTCTTTTGTAGCAATGCATCTTTAAACATTGTGTATAATGCAGTAAAGCCATCATTATCTTTATTGAATATATGGTTTAAATAATCAGTAGCTTGTTCTGCAATCTGAACATCTTCTCTTGAAACTGGTTCTACTTTTACAACATTATCACTAGCTGTAAATATTCTAAGTAGTGGTGGTAAAATAGATTCAATAGTATCTGCTACATCTGTAGATACTACTTGTGATCTGCCTTCTACCTCATTACCAAATGCTTCACCAAAATAATATTCATTAGCTTTGCGTCTAGCTTCTGTAAGTTCAGATGAATAATATCCATAACTGTTCTTGATATGTTCACCTAATATTCCTGACAATTCAAATTCGTCTAGTTCTTTTCCTTTAGCCATATAATTCCTTAAACAATATATCTAGTATCTACATACATTGGTCTTGCCCAATCAGTTCTTGTTGGTCCATCAACAGAACATCCGTAGCGAAATGCATCAGCTCCGTGTGATGCCCAATCGTGTAGAGGTTTATTTTTAAATGTCTCT